GCCGATACAGACCCATTCAGAGCTTTCAGAATAAAGGCATAGTGAAACTGCAGCCGCGACTGAAAACTACTGGCCTTTCCTGTAAGCATGCTTTGTAGGGTAAAGAGATCCAGGGGATCCTTCTCTGGAATATAGAGCACTAGCCCCTTATCATCCTTCCCGCGACGCCCCGCCCTCCCAGCCATTTGAATGTACTCTGAAGACAAGAGCGGACGATACGCATCGTCAGTGAACTTTTGGAGCGAGGTAAAGATCACCGTCTTTGTTGGCATGTTAATTCCAACCGCGAAGGTCTCTGTTGCAAAGAGAAGCTTAATATACCCCTTGCTAAAGAGGATTTCCAGAATCTCCTTTAGGAAAGGAAGAATGCCACTGTGGTGAAATGCGATACCACGAAGAGCAAGAGCGCGAAGAGTATGCATCTGTGGACTCTTCTCCAGAAGAGACTTGTACCTCGACAAGTGAAAGTCCCACATGTGCGCAACCGCAGCCGAATCCGATGAATCAAGAAATGTCTGTGGAACACGCTTTGCTAAGGATTCACACCTCGCCCGTGAGAAGACGAAGACAAGGGCAGGGAGAGAATTATGCGTGTTCAGCCATGCGAGTGTCTCGTGCAAGACATGGTCGAACCCCTTTACATGTACCTTTCCAGCAATAGCCCCTTCCGTACCAGCACGACGCTCATCCTTCACCTTCTGCTTGAACTTGTCGTTCGCCGTAAGAACCCCCTGTCGCTCAGACAACCATGCACTATAGGCATGCGACAAGAAGTCTTCCTTGGGAGTGAATATCGTCAACGGCTGGCCATTCGATATGACAGCATGCTCAAGGGGAACAGCCCTCCACTGCGTACTAATGAGCCACAGGGGAACCTTCTTGAGACTTGCCAGCCAGTTCGCAAAAACCTCGGGACTGGATAAGGTAGCAGACAATAAGATGAGATGGATTGACGGGGGGAGAAGTATCAGCGCCTCCTCCCACACATGCCCCCTGTCCTTGTCATTAATATAATGCACCTCGTCAAAGATCACCGAGTCCAGCCCATCCATGTTCACAAGAGACGATGTCCCCACCGATTCCGTGAGGGTGCCCTTCTTGAACAAGAGATTCCGCAGAATCTCGGTCGTCATGATGACAATTTGAGCATTCGGAATGAATTTAATGTCTCCCGTCATAATTCCCACCGTAGCATCGGGGAACAGGAGCTTGAGGTCGTGGTATTTTTGATTGCTAAGAGACTTGATGGGAGTGGTGTAAAACACACGACCACCCCGCTGAAGACTCTTGGCAATCTGATATTCACCCACGAAGGTCTTCCCCGAACCCGTCTTTGCTGTAACAAGGACATTCTCCCCTCGCTCGATCGCCTCGATCGCAAAGCGCTGGAATCGGTCAGGGGCATATCCTGTTACAAGAGCGGGGAAAGACGGCATGGGCGGCACGTCTTCCGTGTCAGTTACAATACGCAAATAGGACATCGTGGAAGTAGGACTGTATCCGGAAAGCACGGGAACATCAACTTTACTGCAAGACTTTTGTAAATAAGCTCGGGTTGATCACGAAAATAGATAAGACAAAGGCCGCCAAGGAAAAATATACACAAAACGCCTGGGTTGGATTATTTCGTGTAAATCCATGAACAAGAGTTTCTATACAGCCCCACACGCCAACCCACCATATAATGACGAGTAACGAGATTCCTATAAGTTGCAAGGGGTTCATTTATAAAGGATACATATTTTACTAGACCGTTTCTGGGGCAATCTTCTCCGCGCGAAAGACAATGCGCTCCTTCCAATGAGGAAGATTCTTATTCTCATACCACGTAATATGATAGTATTCTCCTGGCACAACTGAGCGAACCGTGATACATCGCTTCCACTCGTCTACCCACACACGTTTCTCGGACACGGCAACCCCTTTAACACGGCTCGATGTTCCAGAGAGAACAGTCATAAAGAATAAGTCTCGTGTAAAACACTTCTCCTGTTTCTGCCTTCTGTTCAATTCTGCGACAAGAGGAGGAATGTCAACATCATAGGGAGTGGTCGAGGGGAATACAATATCCTTTATACATCTCTGGTTAACAAGATCGCAATATCTACGAATCGGCGACGAGGCGTAGGCATACGCTTCCTTCTCTAAGCCAAAGTGCGCAACATCCTCCTCTCTCGCATCAACATATTCGGCAGAAGCCATGATGAACGGAAGGCCTGGCTGACTCGTCACGAAGAGAAGCCCTCGTTTCTTTTCCGAGTGACGACGCAGTATACCCTTTTTGTGTTTTCTGAGCAACATTCCTGCCTGGGTGTTATAGAGAATCATCAGTGCCTGCACCCAGGCATGAGAATCAACATCGTCGGCGGATAGGGAGGCCGACAACTCCCGCAATGCTTGGAGTTCAGGAATAGTACCCACCTTCCGTGAGGCTTCCTCATAGGTAAAGGAATGCGTGCATTCAATCATTGTCTTTACCCACCGAACATTCTCGATGGGTTGACCCGGTGTCCATGTAAAGGCGAGAGAAAGAGCGGGTTTTTGACTCCCAGCAAGACTGGCCGTTTCTTCCGAAATGGTCGGGGGAAACATGGGGACAAGGGCTTTCCCATCGAGAGAATAGAAGGTACTTGCTCTCTTTTGTGCAAGAGTATCGATGGGAGATGTTGATGGAATCCAGGCATCCACGTCCGAAATATGAATATACACCTTCCATGCCGTTCCGTCAAAGCGAAAGGTGAAGGCATCATCGACATCTCTGCATCCAGGAGGATCAATGTGGAAGGTATAGCCATCCACATGTTCTCTCTCGTCGCTGACAACCCCAGGCACTGGGCACGGAAGTATCTTCTTAAGATCCTTCTTACTGTCATAGGCATAACTCATGAGAAGCATGGCCTTCTCTGTATGCTCGCTCGGTTGCCCCAAGAGTTGCACAATCGAGCCCCTCGGCATAGAGGTTTTCGCAGGGATTGGCTCAATAATTGCATGCACATTCTTGCTAAAGTCGCGAATCGAAGATGCAACAGCAAAGGGCGCCCATCGTCTGTCATAGGGGATGAACCGAAATAGGGGATGTCCGTGGCTACTGATGCCGTACCGAACCTTTGACGTTAGTTCGAGTGTTCCTGATATCCACTGCATAGGACTTTTCTAGGGAGGAGGTGGTGTATTCAATTTTTTCCAGCTGCTGCGCCCCCAAAAAAATTGAACCGGGCGCGCCGCCCCCTAGGAAGTCCCATGGAACCTAAGACTCGTTACACCTACATTCGTACCGCAGACGGAAATGTCCAGTGCCCCCACTGTGACTACATTCGTCCCTTGAAGAATATTTCTTCCGTACACGAGCATATCAAAGCAAAGCATTCAGGAACATTCAAGCATAAGTGCAAGTATTGCGTATACGAGTCTGCGGTCAAGCAGAATCTCGATAGCCATATCTTGTCAAAGCACCCTGAGCATTCCGAGAAGAAGCAAAAGGCTCACATCTGTCCTTCCTGCCCCTATGCTGCGAATACAAAGGGTCAGCTGAGGAGTCACTATTTGCTCAAGCATCTCTCGTCCGAGTTGAATGAGATGTGTGGAACAACACAAGAAGGACAGATTATGTGTACTTTGTGTGGTGTTTCCTTCAAGAGTAAGCCGGCCTTCGTCTATCATGCAGTAAGTTGCCTCTCGCCAGAGGTTCTCGATGATCCGACGGTTCAGGAAGGACTTGGCTTGGCGTCAGCCTCGTAAACTTCCTCGGGACGAATGGTCTGTAACTTGCTTATATCAATAATGAGTTGATACACATTATATCCTAGTGCGGCAAAGGCAAAGAGCGCAAGGACTTCAAATGCCCATTTAGGAGTATTATAGTCATTTTTTCCTATATAGACTAGCAGCGGTCCTATGAAGAAAATATGCATGATATTGACCCACAGAAAGGGGGAATGCCCCTTCCACTTTGCAAACCCCTTATACAAATGATATACAATTATAATTAAACCCAAAATGGTTAGCATATGATATACCCATAGGGGTACGAGACCACGAAAAAAGGCAATGTAAAAAAGAAGAGGAAAGACAAGAAAGATATGAAATAAGTATAAGCCGAATGCTCCCATCTTCCTATCTCACACGAAAGAAAAATCTATCTAACATCGCATCCGCGTGTTCGAGTGCTCCTTCCATCCACGCCTGTTTCATACTATAACTTTCGCCACACACATGTACGTCGGGGAAACGACTGGGAAAGGGTTGCATAATGGCAGTCGATTCTTTAACAGGACTATAGGAACCAGGAGTCCAATAGGTGCACCCTTCCTCCCAGTAATGAGAGGTTGCATACAAAGGATTCGGTATTGTTTTCGACGGAAAGGCTGCCCGTAATTCCTTTAGTAGCGCTTTCGTTAAGAAAGTCTCTCCCTTCTTTCGATAGGCATTCCATATCCGCGTGTCATCTTCATCCGTGTACGATGTCATGATAACCCCCTTTTTTGCATTAATGGGAATAATATGACGGAGCGAACCTTGTGTAACGACTCTGGGAAGATCCTCAAACCAGACCTTGCCCGTATGAGGGAAAATGGCATAGGTTCGAAGAAGAGGAGTCATCTTCAGATGTTTTAGCATAGGATAGGTGGAAAACGGACGGATTGTACGAAGAGCATTGGAATGCACCGCAAAAATAATCTTTCCCGCCGTAAATGTCTTCATCCCATGAGGACTCATGCAATGAAGATGCATCGGAAAGAGATTCTGTGTTCCCAAGCCAGTAACACGATATTTGTATAAGATAGTCACCCCCCGTTTATGCAAATCATCCGTCATACGGTCAATAAGAGTAGACAGCCCTTCTTTGATTCCGTAAAAGGATTCGGCTGCTGAAAATTCTTTCGAGAAGGCAAGGTCGGCGCGCATAGTTGTTAACTCGGAACGGTAGGGAAAATAGGAAATAAAGTCGTCAACCGTTTCTTTGTCATAGAGTTTTCGCAGAACGTCGACCATCGTATAATGGCCAAGCTTGGAGGATGGAATTCTCGATAGAGCTTTTTGTATCGAGGATACGATATTGTTCCAAATATTCTGTCGAATCCCATCTTTATCGAGATATCCGGAATCCGATGAGATAGGAAATCGTGTCAGTCCATATCGGTCGCAGTAAGAGGAGATGATACGGTGGGATTCAGGAATTCGACCTGCACCGGCCTCCCAGTGCACGTTACCTCGGGTAAAGGTACTGACTCTTCCACCTGCCATCGAATACGACTCGAGTACTACAATACGTTGTCTGGGGTACCGCTCAGATATACGTAATGCACAATGAAGTCCTGCAAGACCTGCTCCAACAATGACGGTGTCCATGCTATTCTTAGGAAGAAGAATCCTTTAACCAGTCTAATAGTTTCATCGCATCGGATGTTTGCTTGGGGCCGACGATGGATGCATCGGGTTTTATGACAAGAAAATTGGGTATACTGCGTACACCACAGAAGCCAGGTGTATACGTGTTGTCATCCACATCGCAGATATATACAATATACTTGTCTAGCGAGTCTTGAATTGTAGGCCAGTCAAATGCGCGACAGGGACCACACCAGGATGCCGTAAAATAGATAAGAACCGGCTTCTCGGGGGGAGATGCCCGTAGAGCCTCAAACTCTTCCTGCGACTGGAGGGGAATCATCTTTTCCTTGAAAGACATTTCTACCGATTCCCAGGAATAATCCACCGAGTAAAACCGCACCAATGACACCCAGGGAAAGGGCATCTTTAGTGGGTTCGAGGGAGCCGCCGCCTCGTTGAACGAAGCCTCCCTTTTGGACTTTTGGGGCAGCAGCCGCCTGTGCAGTAAGAAGTGATGCATCCGCTATTTTATTCACAGCTTTCCCCACTTGCCCTCCTGCTGCTAAAGGAACATAGGCCAGCATTCCTTCGGCTATCCCCATTCCCTGTCTGGCAATATCAATAAATGGCTTTATCATTGCATATGCATCATCGGGATTTGATGGTGCTATTTTAGAGCGTTGAATAAATTCACTCTGCCCGTCGGCATCAATGGATGTGAATAACCATACATAAGGAAAGGGTCTAGATACCCCATTAATAAACACTTCCAAGGGGAAAAAGAGTACATATAATGTTTCGATAATAGAAGATACAATAAAGAAAGGATTAAATACATGCATTACCGCACTCCACATATCTCCTGCCAAGGCGGAGGCGACGGGTCCCACGGGAGCGGATAATAAGAATAAGAATACCCACCAGGAATGAGTAAATGTATTTACATTCTTATCCCAATCATAGCTTTTTGGTCCTGGATCTTTTCGCTTGGATAAAAACCATTCGAGCACAAGTTTTAATATACTTTCAACTAACCTTGCAGCGTCATCTTTTAAACTATTATTCGTTGAAGCCCCTTTGTCTGTCGCCCCTTTGTCTGTAGCCACTGTGGTAGGGGCACCACCTCGTTGACGGTAGCCACCTTTCTGAGCGTTCGCAGGCACATTGGATCCTGCGGCTACATTAGATCCTACAGGCACATTAGATCCTACAGGTGCATTAGATGCTACAGGCACATTAGATGCTACAGGCACATTAGATCCTACAGCTACATTGGATCCTACAGCTACATTAGATCCTCCAGGCTTACTTTGTCGACTTTCTTTCGGTGTCCCCCCCTGCCACATACCCACAGCAATACCATATTCAAATAAGAATGGAGACCCCAATCCATATGTATTTAGATCATCTTCGCTCGTCATTACTAGTTGCAGCAAATCAAATGTCAACCAATATCCTGATGTAATATAATTACCCACCATAAATAATACAGCAATCAACGGTGCTCGTAACATAACATGATGCAAGCCTGCCCACCCAAGCAAACAAGTAAAGAAAAACATACCTAATCGCGAATATGTCGGTTGACGCCACACAGCAACATGAGACCCTGCAACAGCCTCTTTGATTATTTCGGGGGTTGGGAACACCATTGTTATTATACACGAAATAAAATACCACCAAATCCATCCACAATCCTCAAAATATTGTGATTTAATGCGTATATGCGCGCTTGTGATGCACCACGTGAAGGTCTAACCAATGGATTTAATTCCAGCTGTAAAGTCATTGTATTTAATCGACTCGCATTCATAGATCCACTAGGTTGAACATCCTCTGGTCGGAAACAAAAGGAATAGGAATATACATAGTCGTTTATAGGAACAACCGTATGATATTGAAAGGGTTGTACTAAACGGAAATAGTCTGCAATTCGAATATCAAATCTATCATAGCCCTCTATGCGTAAGAGTGCCGTCGAGATTAGATTCTGAAAGGATGGCGCCGTTTCTCCAAGGGTATAATTAGTATAGTTAAAATATTGGTTCGCCGCTAAAGAAGCATTGCGTTGAATCGTCCAATACAGTTCTCGAATTGGATTATTAAACTCCATAGGAATTTGTACGGTTTGTGCAGTAGAATCAATTGTGTAAGGAGATGTATATTGAACCTGCTCAATTAAATATTCATGAGAATTCGATACAAATCGCCGCCTTTCCTCCAAGTCTAAGTGAATATAATCCCCATATAATTGCATCGATGTTATACTCACAGGAGAAGCCGTTTGATCACATGGCGTGGCCGTAGGATTATCAATAAGAAAGAGTTTATTTAATGATCGTAGTGTTATATTTATTCGCACAGGATGGTATTGAAGAGCAAGTAAGGGCAAATACATCCCCGGGCTTTTGCAAAACCAGAAGCGTAGAGGAATCTGTAAGGTCATAGGTCCATATAATCCTATCATCTCCGAAGTATCATTTCCTTGATTTGCGCCCGTAACTTTCCCTATCATTCCATTCCATGCATTTTGTTTATCTCCTGTTACCGTGTAATTTGACCAGATTTCCATCCACTCTCCCGTCTGCTTATCAATCTCCTGTTCGCCAATTTCAAAGGTAAGTTCTTGAAGTAATGCGTGTCCAATAGAATTCGTATAAGAAAGAGGGGCACGTGTCTGAGAATCAACGATCGCCGGAAGAGTTACTTCTAACCAAAGAGGACCAAGCAAGTCGCCCTTTTTGGGGATCAAACAGGTGAGTTTTCGACCAAAATCAGGCTGAGTGTCAAAAGGAATCCTTGATGATTCAATGGAAAAATTCGTATATCTACGGTACACCATCTTAAACCAGGTTACTTGTGGATTTCCTGTCAAAAAAACATCCTGTTTCCCATTTGCTACTAACTGGAGTAGTCCTCCTCCCTGTGTCATCTGTTGTGTCTACTGATTCTCGTTTAATGCCCCGAGGCGAATTCTTCATATAAAAATCCACCAACGGATAGAAGATGTCGAGAAACGTTCCCTTTATAGATGCAGATGCTATTACATTACGAAAAATTTTCGCCCTTGGTCCTTCCAATACACGTTACCCCCCTATGCAATTTCTCGTGACCGACGGGACTGGCGGAGCATATTGGCTTGGTATGACGGGTATGACAGGATTCACTGCATCAACGGGAGCAACGGGTTCAACAGGTTCAACAGGTCCAACGGGGCAACAGGGAGCTACGGGTCCTACCTCAACCATTACGGGGCCAACAGGATCAACGGGATATACTGGCATAACTGGATATACGGGGGTGACGGGATTTACTGGCCCTACAGGCTTTACCGGATATACTGGGCCAACAGGATTTACGGGGTTAACGGGACCAACGGGGTCAACGGGAGTTTCAGGTCCAACAGGCCCAACATCAACCGTAACCGGTCCCACGGGTCCCACCGGACATACAGGTATAAGAGGAGATACTGGACCAACCTCAACTGTCACAGGCCCCACAGGTCCAACTGGATATACTGGCCCACAAGGACTACAAGGAATAGCCGGTCCTGACGGTCTAACAGGTCCAACCGGTTATACAGGATATACAGGAGCTACCGTCTATCTCCCAATCCCATGGCCACCCAATCCCCCCGTAAACATCCCTCCTTCGTTATCCAACGTTGATGTACAGAATGCCCTTATTGCGCTCAATGATAATTTCATTTTAAATGCTGGACAAATTATTACCCATTTGACATCCGATCAGATAAATCCCCATGACCTAGTATGGGTAAATTCAAATAACACCGTTTTTTTCACCGATAAGACAACAAATAGTGTTCGCTATACCATGAATGGAGATCCTGCGGGATTACTCTTTCAAGGATTATCTGTTCCTTCCTCACTAGCCTATAATACTGCATCCTCAACACTATATGTTACCAATTCTGGTACAAATCAGATTTTTTCTTCTGTTGTGAACTTTAGCTCGAATGCTGTTACAGGAGTATACAGTACATATGCTGGATCTGGAATTGGATTTTCAAATACTGCAAATAAATTAACAGCAAGATTTAATAATCCTACGGGTATTGTTGTAACGCCTGATAATACTATCTATGTCGCAGATACCGGAAATTATTCTATTCGCGCAATTGCTCCAAGTGGTGCAGTAACTACGTTAGCGGGGGGAACCCAAGGATTGTCCGATGGATATGGAACACTTGCTCAGTTTATTCGGCCAACCTTTCTAGCCATCGACAGTCGATACAGCAATTTATATGTCTCTGATGGCACGGCAATCCGCAAAATAAATCTAGCAAATTCGTTTGTTCAAACCATTGCAGGTTCGTTAACAGGGTCGGCAAGCAATGTCGATGGGGAGGGAACTGTAGCAAGGTTTTCCAATACTGCTGGCATAGTTATTGATAGCACAAATACACTGTATATTGTTGATTCGGGAACGATGTCTCTTCGTAAAATAATATATATTAATTCTAAATATGAAGTTACAACAATATCGGGAGCAAATTCCCTTACTATTACCGATACGTCAGTAGTAACCTCAGGGAATATAGAGTATGCAACATACTATAATCCCAGAGGATTAACAATCGACACTTCATCGACATTATATATAGCAGACACTGGACACCAAAGTATTCGTAAGATTAGCGCGTCAACCTTTACTGCACAAGCGTTACAGGTAAATTCCTTAACTGCAAACATCATACAAACAAACGCTGCCGCAAATGGAATAATCTTTGCAGACTCCTCAGGGACATATTATACATCCTCCGATTCAATTACCTATGACCAGGCTGCGGGTTTACTGACAGTAAATGGGATTGCTCTCAGTTCCGATGCTAGGCTAAAGGAAAATATTATTCCTCTGTCAAATTCCCTTTTGCAGGTAAGAAATCTAGTCCCAGTATCCTATACACGAACGGATGAGATGACAGGAAAACGGCACATCGGATTCTTAGCACAAGACATGGAAAAAATATATCCTGAAGTAGTCTATAGTGACTCAGATGGCATGAAGAGTATTGCCTATGCTAATCTTACCGCAGTGCTTGTGGATTCTGTCAAAGAATTGCATGACGAAGTCGTGACTCTACGAAGTACCGTGGGCGGGCTCATGCGTGGAATAGAGTAGGGGTCACTACGCTAATATCATACTCCGTAATCTCTAAATTCAGGAACGTGGGAACAATCGGATATAGATGCTCGTTGACGACCTAAACGTGGTTCAAAGGCAAACCACTGTGCTCCAGGTTGTAACTTCTTCCATATCTGGTCATTTGCATAGACCCAATGCATTCCTGTTGACTGTAATAGGGGCATAGCTTCTTCATATAGGTTGATAAGTGCATCGTAAAATCTCGAATGAACAATGTATCCAGAGGTAGTTTGTGCGTCAATCACTTTGAGAAGACCTGGTTTATAGGGGGCAGAACTATTCATTCCATACGAAAGCATTATTACATCAAAAGGTTCCTCTATCTTCATTTTCTCATAGAATGTCTCCTTATCAACGGTGAAGATGAAATCGTCTTCAAAAATAAGTACACAGGGCAGTTTCCGTTCACGAGCTTCCTTTAACACCGCCAAATGAGATAAGCCACACCCAAGGATACCAGGTGTTGTTTTTATAGCAGGGAAGCGAGTGAATCTAAGTCCCATATCACCTAGTTCTTTAGAAACTTCTGCAAGACGATCCACTCGATGATCGAGATTAATGACATATATTTCAATATCTTCTATGCGCATATGTGTATGATTTCTGTATATCTTTAGACTGGATGTCAGGGCTAAACACGGCTGTCTATACTTAGTTAGTTATGTCAGATATATGTGATACATGTTGTTCAGAATTTACCGTACAATTGCGAAAACAGTTATTGTGCCCGTATTGCGACTACAAGTCGTGTGTGAATTGTGTAAAAAAGTATCTCTTGTCGGTGGCTACGGATCCTCATTGTATGAGTTGTCGGCGCGAGTGGAACGATGACTTCCTCGATTTGAATTTCACAAAGTCTTTCCGCACGGGGCTATATAAGAAACACCGCGAGGATATCTTGATTGACCGCGAACTATCCATTCTTCCCACACGCCAACCTCGTGTCGAAGCTACGTTAAAGAAGCGCGAACATACTGAGACATTGCATAAGTTGACCGATGAACTATCGGAACTTGAACTTACGAGAAAAAGGATTTTTGTACGCTATTCCTTTGAGCGAGCTCAAGTCATTCGGTATTCGGCAGAGGCAGAAGGACGTGACCCACCCACATGGACATTGGGGCAAGGCGAGGTTGCTGCAGAGCGGGCGAAATTCATCATGAAATGTCCCGCCGAAGACTGTCGTGGATTTTTAAGCACGGCGTATAAATGTGGAACATGTCAGATGTGGGCGTGTCCTGACTGTCTCGTGATAAAGGGTGACGGTAAGGACACTGCGCATACCTGTGATCCTGGGCAGAAGGAAAGTGTTGCACTCATTATTAAAGAATCCAAGGGGTGCCCCAAGTGTGGGCAACGTATCAGTAAAATTGACGGGTGCGATCAAATGTGGTGCACTGACTGTCATACGGCATTCTCCTGGACGACCGGGCAGATTGTAAACGGGGTTGTGCATAATCCCCATTACTACGAGTTTCTGCGCAAGGAGGGGAATGGGGTAGCTCCCAGAAATATTGGTGATGTTCCTTGCGGCGGCATTCCCCACTATGCACGCATCTATCGCATTGTAAAAGACAAGGAATGCGCTAAACTCATCATGGCAGCACATCGCATTGCATCCGAGATACAGGATCAACGTATACATCAATATCAAGGAGGCTTTACTGCAGATGATAATGGGGATCTCGGTGTCAAGTATCTGATGAAGGAAATATCGAAGGATGACATGAAGGCCGAACTTGTCAAACGGGAGACAAAGAGAAATAGGCATGCGGCCATACGCGCCGTCCTTGAGATGTTTGTGAATACAAGTATTCTTCTCCTAAATACCATATGCGATGAGGCCGATGAGACTCCCATTGATGAGCGGTTACAGACGTGTGTGGAATCGTTCCGTAATCTGAAGAAGTATCTGAACGAGACTCTCATGAATATCAGCAGAATGAAGCAGTGCTCTGTTCCACAGATAACACAGGCATGGCAATGGAGTTCCTTTAACAAAGTAACTCCGAAACCCAAGGTTAAACCTACAGTATAGATATTTCATCTATGTCATCTTCCCCCTTATTTCATTTTCTTCGCATCACGCATCGCCATCTTCAACGTGTACTTCTTGCCCTTGGAGCTTCTCCCCTTCTTAAAGCAGCTCATCACCTTCTCATTCCACGCCTTCAGCCCAGGGGATAACTTGCGCTTCGTCTTTCTTTCTCCTGCCATCTTGTTTCTACAGAGGGACGCGATTATTCTAGGGCATTCAGGCCAAGCATTCCTGCTCCCCAGGAAAAAGATTCCGCAATAAAGTCGGGTGACACGGGCACGCTGTATGCACGGAAATCAAAAAGACTCCCTTTAAACAGCTCATCCTTATTCGAATACTGTGACGAACTGACCCTCCAATTACTCTTCCCGAAATAGCAGTTCGTCATGAGCCCCGTCGAGGGAAGACATCCATCGAGCTTCGTATATACTTTGATACCATCAATGTATACTGTCAATGCCGGACGAAACGCATCATCCGAATCTGCCGTTATAGCAATATGCGTCCATTTTTTTAATGGAAGGACATTGTTTACCGTAATACGCATCTTGCGACTCTTCTTATCCCAGACTTCATAGAGGAGAGTCGCCTTGTCGGAAGGAATCGTGTCGGACGAAACCGTGCTCGGCTTGAGCTTCCTGGGAAATACTTCGATGGCCTTGCACTCAAAATCGTTCACATTTGCATCCGTTGTCTCCATTAAATTCTTTGGCGTCGTTTCAGGAACATCTTGTTGCCCCGATGGTTCCGTGGGTATCGTAGACTCATTTGCATGTTGTAAGCCATAATCCCCCGCCCCAAGAATACCCAGAAAGACATTGTCTGCACTCGAGCCATTTCCAAAGTCAAATATTTTTGCATTGTTTGTAAATGCATCATATCTCACCCATACCATCCATGTCCGAATGGATCGGAGAGGGACTCCTGTGCCCAGAGTTAAACTGTCCCCATCATATATCCGCAAGTATTGATTCGCCCCGTTAAAGGTCACCCCTACAGGAGCCGACGGCATCTCATCCACGGTAATTCCTCCCGCAATCTGCACATTCACGGCGCCAACCGTATCCTCTAACGAATTGGAAAACCGAAGCCATATCTCACATCCCTCATAGAATCTGAGCAGTTGTTGAATGTCGAGAGGAGGAGAGGGATCGACCACATCTCTGCTATCGAAACGCCCATCTCCCGCGCGAACACACAGGGGTTGATAGGTCGAGTCACGATCCAGTAAGATACGACAGTAATCGGCACGGCCGTCGTTATTTATATCACGCATGTAATCATCCTTTGATATACGAAACCCGCCCTTCACGGAATTGGTGCGAAAGACAGTAGAGTCTAGATTTTCTGTTCCTGACAATGCACAGGCAAAGAAAAGGTCTTCCTTCCCCTTTTTTGTGACCATACGACAAAAGTCATAGGCTACTCCCAGACGACTTACATCGGCATAGCCATTAAAGTATCTAGGATCTCGTATATAGTCGGAATCTTCTTCGATAGGGCCAACGTCTGCACGTGGAGCAATAAAGGTACTCCAGAAGCTTGACTGAGGAACGATTGCCGTGAATCCCTCAGTCATTACTTTGGGAAGAAGGAGCTCCGTACATGCAATAATAGCCAAAAGAGAAAGAGTTATATAAAAGACTAGTGAAAAGGTATCGATACTATTTACGTACATTCTGGAATGCTTCTAATGTTTATAGTAGTAGAATGTTAGAAAAGGTCGAGCGCATAAAACCAATGGCAGAAGGTTCCTATGGTTGCATTTATACAGAAGACACGGCTCCCCCCTGCAAGTCAGACAAGAAACACAAGGGTGCTCGCAAAGTAAGGAAACTACTCCGCAATGACGATGCCAAAGTAGAACTGACTATATCGAAACTTATCAAAAGTATACCTCTCTGGGAATACTATTATGTTGTGCAAGAGGAAACGGGATGCGCAGAGAAAAACTTTAAACGTGCACGCCCTGCCTATGAAGAATACTGTAAGATTTTCAAAACATCAACAAATGCGGAACTCACGGAAATTGAATCGCCATATAAAGGCACATCCTTGCGAAATGTACATATAACGAGTTCTTTCTTATTTCTCGAGTCGTTAAAACACTTGCTGACCGGACTATCCCTGCTGCATAAACAGGGCATATGTCATTTTGATATTCACAGTGGAAATATCTTGGAAGAAAATGGATACTTGCGCTTGATTGATTTTGGGAGCTCGTTTCGAAGTGACTCCATTGATAAAGCCGTTGTTGAACGTCACAGTTACATGTTCACCTCAGATTTTCCTACACAGCCTCCCG